GTCGCCTTGTGACTAAAAAAACGGCCACCTTTAGCGCTGTTACAACTTTTACACATAGATTGCAGATTATCTGGACTCCACATATCACCACCCTTAACTCTAGGTATGATGTGATCTACGGTATGGGCTGGCCTATTGCACACAGCGCACTGCCAACCATCACGATCTAATATGGTTATGCGTAGCTTCTTCCACTTACCACTGCCTATCTCTCTATTACTCAATGCCATCCTTTAATCTTGTAATGATCTAATGCTTTACACATAGATCCATATCTATTTAGATTGTACTTAATACCCCATTCTACCTGCTTATAACCATTAACTGTTTGTAAGTATTTAGATCTACCTTGTGGTATGCCATAGTGTGATCCATTACGTGCTTTAGGATTCCATCTTGATTCTCTGTAATATAAGTAATCTAAACAATAGAACTCATCTAAGTTATTAAGTTGTATGAATGCCCATTGTCTGTAATGATTAGTGTTATCAGCTGCAACGGAATTAGTCTTTTCAAAGCAAATGACTTCTAAGAATATAAGGGTGGCAACTAGCGTGCACCTCGCGAGCGACCCCTTCAGGGGCTCGCGTTTCGGCTTTGATAGCCGATGCGATCTAGAGCGTACACTATATGTCAATAGCATCTAACATAACCGCAGGTCAGACGGCAAGTCATAATGCGTAGATCATCGGTGTCGATCCAAGTTTCATCATAACCGCCGGTCATTTACCACCCCATCCACTACCTTTGAAGATAAGTCCAGGTGCAGAATAAACACGTGTCATAGCAATATTACATTTAGGGCAAGTCATAAACGCAACATCATCTGCGTAGGATTTATGAACTGATCCATATGTGCCGCACTCATTACAGCTGTATTCATAAATAGGCATTACTTTGCTCCAATCAATGCACAGGTGTGGCAACCAGTGCCTAGGAATTGCCAGCCACCACACTTGGTGCATCTATCAATGTCACTGTCAGGTATATGCAGTGCTTCGGCGATGTTTTTAACACCAACGCAGCCACAGCTCATACATTGATAAGCCTTAAACCCTTCGGGCGTATCTAACTGCTCCAACCATAGGAACTCGGTCTTACCTTTACATCCATTACATTTGAACTGTGGGTGCATTATGGTAATATCCTTATTGCCTGGTATGGCACTGAGTACAAACTAAGTAATTACCACTATGTATTAACCTGTCGTCATTACAAGCTATACATACGTCATTTGATGGAATGTACTTTACCTGGTCGTTCTCTATTCGTTCCAGGTAAGGTCCACCTCTTACTATTTCAACATATCCCATTACTCACCCCCTTTACCTGACTCGGCATCATCGGGCCAATACCACGTGCCAGCGCTTGTTAACTTAGCCCAACGAGCTTCGCACTGATCTTCTTTAGGTGCACTGCATACATAGCCTGCGTATGGCTTCTTAGTGGCTTTGGCAACGCCTTCCTTCTTGATCATATCGCCGTGCCTACAAGTAAAACCAACAGCAACCACTTCACCGATTTGAGCAACGCTCTCACCAACAGACCACATAACAGGTACAGAGCCATCGCTACTATCTTTAGATTGTGAGTCCACAAGATGTAACGCCATCTCCATCGCAGCTGATTTAGATCCTGGTGCACCGTACTTAGGTTTGAACTGTTCAACTTTGGTCATCTCTTCTCTAGATGCACGTTTGCCTTTAGCTGCATAACCCGCATTTGCAAGCGCTCTGCCGATCGCTGAAGTCTCGCAGTTCTCCAGTGCAGAAGTTGAATTAACACCGCGATCAGAAACGCTCTCACTAGCAAGGCCGGTCGCGCACGGTTGTGCATCGGCTTCCGTCTTAAATAATTCAGCACTAACAATGTATCTAGTGTCTGTGGCCTGTTCAAGTTTTGTTGCCAATCTTCCATCTGGATAATCCTTCCACCATTTTTCAAGTCGGCTCTCGACTGTTTCGTAATCTTCTAAGTTAAATGCCATTACTCACCAACTCTCCATTCAAACTCATTGTCTTTTTCGGCTTCGATACACATTTTGTATATTGCCATGTATGCACAGATGTCCACGATACTATCTTCGTGTCCAGGAGATTCTGCCAACCGTGAGATCTTTTGTAAAACATTGATAATTGGAATGTCGTGAGGCATGATCGGATAGTCAATGTATGCACTAACTGTCTTTGCGATTCGTTCCATGTTATAGATTGCGTGGCCATAGACGACCCCACGTTCATGGACAAGTGCTGTTGCATTATTAAACAGCTTCTCAGTTGATGTCGGCATCAGTTTTATTCTGAATCATCCGGCGGTGCATATCCCAGCCATCTTTACGGCCGCGCCAGTAGTGTGTTTGCTTTGCATTTTGTAATACACCAAAAGCCCAGATGCTTGCAACCATAATTGCAACCCATAATAGGCCAGCTTCTTGTAGTGTCATATAGCCCTATCTATGCTCACATACTTTGTGGCATAGCAATAGTGTTGCACCTGTGTATGACTTTGTGGATTATTTGGGGCGTAGTTTGTATAACGTTTAGGTAACGATGTTACCCGTAATACCGCCCTAGAGCTGTAAATGAGCCATCCTTATTAACTGGCACCAGGGTCGGTGTCAGGGTCTTGCCTACGGCTTCTAGTATAGCAAACCCATTCTGCCAATTCGCGCTTCCATAGCGGATATAAGAGGCTTTTTTGCGATCCATAAGATTACCTACCTCAACGCCATATAAGGTCCTAGAATGGCCGTTAATGCCCTCTGAATAGGCACTCATGCCAAGCCTGTGACTATGCCCCGCTATAACTGATTTTCCAAATTTCTTGGCTAAATTTAGTGAGGTAACGCCCGCATGCTGGCTCATGCTGCCCTCGTCTCCATGACACAAAACCCACCCAGGGTGAAATTCATAAGCTGTTTTATGGTAGGTCATGCCCATCTCTGCAAATCCCATAAATTGTGAGTATTGCAATTCTGGCAAACTGATTAAACCAGGTACTTTTAATAAAGTATTATATAAACGATCACTATGATTAGACCTGATAATATGACACTCACGGCTGTACTCGCTGAGATCCCAAAGAATTTGCTTACACAGCTCACGATCAGCGTGAATAGTTTGTTCATAAGCCAAAGGTGTTTTTTCAGCCCAACGACTAATGGTCTGGAAATCCATCTCATCGCCAACAACCAATACTGAATCAAATCGCTCACGCTTTGCCAACCTCTTTATATTCTTGATAGCCAAATCCAGTTGATAAGGACACTGGATGTCTGAAATTACTAGCCAACGCTTAATCTTCATCCTCTTCAAAGTCATCAAGTGGATTCTTAATAGGATCTGTAGTGTCTACAATCCAGTCCGGATAACTTGACCTATCCATAGCAAAGGCTAGAGCTGTGCCTTCATCCATTCCTGACTTACGGCAAGCCATATAAACCTCATTAGCTGCTATTGCCCAGAAGTCTAACTTTGTAAGTACAGGCTCTTTAGTGGTTCTGCGCCTACGTGCAACCTTCTTCTTTGGTTTGCGTTTAGTAGCCATATTAAAATTATGACTTACTAATTAAAATAAAGAGATCATCGACACGCTTCTCTAGTCTTGTTAATTGATCCTTCATACTAGATCCACCATTAGGACGTAACTCGTTAAGCCAGCCTTTAACTAAGAAACGTAGTCCTATTAGCACGGCGCTCAGCACGGCGCAACCGCCAGCGCCAAAGGCAGCCCATTCTGCCGGACTCATAAGTCATTAGCACCGATGCCATAAGCACTGTCGGATTTATCTAGAGCCCTAGCTGCTGGACCTGCGAGCGCTGCAACAATCACAGACACGGCAGGATCTAAACCTAATTCATTACTGGCCAAGAATGTTAAGAAGGATACTAATACCCCCCGTGCGTAAGACTTTAATACTGCCTTTTGCTTTTTACTGATTTTCATATCTTGCCCCCTAGTAGTGGTATATCGAACGGTTTACTATCGTGATCACCTGACTTGTTAAAGCTCACGTGAATATGTTTGGTGTGTTTGTTATATCCTGAATACTTACGCCACTTAAAATTAAGGATCTTACTAGCGATCATTCCGTTATGGATTACGTACGATATACGCTTATCGGTTTTCGCACAGATTCTGATCTGGTCAGCCAAATATACTGAGAGCCCTTCGGATGAATCCAAGCGAGAATCAATATCAATGGCTCTGACACATCCGGTGCTGTCTGGATTATGATCAGATTTTCTGGCACTGTGACGAGCATCGCCAATCCACCCATCACTGGTAGTGCGCCGATCTGGATACCAGGTAGTAACGGCATCTCTTAGGCTATCCGCTGCTTTACTCAGCCAGGGGGTTGGCATCGTGATCCTCGTTTGTGCAATCCCATTTAGCAGCTGCAGCATTTAATATTGCCTCTGCGTGGCATTTAGGCATCATAAAAATATTTTCTAAAGGTAAATAAGTCCTACCTATGCCAGCAAAATTACCACGGTAATTTCCATTATATGACGTGCGCTTGCAGACTTGACCTCTAAAATTACCATACCAGGTTTCTGTATCTAATCCTTCAATCAATTCGCTTTCATCAATACCTGTAATAACTTCGGTTACGATATTATTTTCATCTAAGAATGCGTAATGTGCCATTATGCCCAACTCACATTTCCAGTACCAGCAGTAATTGTGGTTACTTGATATGAACCACTTGTCGCTGTTGAACCTGTTAAACCTGCACCTATAGTAATCGTTCCATTAGCAGTTAAGTATTTTAGAATAACAACTCCTGATCCGCCATTTCCTGAAATGTGTGTGCCAAATGTAAATGGTGCTCCTCCACCGCCCGAGCCTTTATTTGTTCCACCATTTGTGCCATCATTTGAGTTTGTTCCTCCGCCATTTCCGCCGTCCCCAATTCCCCCAGTAGCCCCAGCCGTTGCCCGAGAATCGCCTGCTCCTCCACCGCCTGCTGCATAATAAATTGATGATCCTGTAATTGAACTTGCAGTTCCTGCTCCGCCATTTGATCCACTAACTGAATCAACTCCAACCGCAGCCGAACCTCCACCTCCAGCGCCTTTTGCATACCCGCTAACACTTGCGCCAGTTCCGCCGTTGTTTCCCTGTGACGGTGATGTTGAAGGTGTATTGCCT